GGGTACGGGATATAGTCTATTTCGGTTTGTTTGATTTGCCAATATCTGAGGTGCTTTGGTAAGGCTTCCATTGCTTCTCGCTTTTCAAGCAAGGTGAGTTTAGACCAAGCGTGTTCAGCTTTCTTTTTAGCCACTTTTTTAGGCCAATTAATCCAAAATTGTTCAAAATCCACATATTCCCCCTATTTTGTTGCAAGTATATAAAGTCCTACATTACTAAACGCATACCCACTATATACAACTGCCATAGGCACATTACCTTTAAAGGCTTGTTCTATACCTATATAGGCATAAATAAGCCCTGTAACGATTATTAGCCAAGAACTCATAGTGCGTCAAAGTTATAGAACCATTCATCTTTAGCTGACCACTTAGCGTGGTTCTCAACGCTATAGACCTCAGTAGGTATCTTAAAGTCAGGAGTCTTTAATACAGCAGGCACAAGCGATACATCGTACCAAAGGCATCTGTTGTTAGGCTGGCAGGCAAACTGCCCGTTGTCTAGGCGTATAAAGTTATACGACTTATGCTCCTCGACCCCCTCACTAAAACTAGTGTCTAGGCGGTTAGCTTCAGGGCTGGCAAAGTCAATCGTGAACAGGTAGTTACCAAAGTGAAACTGCTTGTCCTTACCAAAGAACTTGACCTTTAGCCCCCGTAGATTAGACTTCTCAATTACCGCCATATCGTAAGACAGACAATCCCATATTTGTAAATGGTCTAAGGGTAGTGGGGCTTCTACGGCTTTCCACACATACGCATGGATTGGCAATTTGTCGTACAAAGCCCCGTAATTTGTAAGCATAGACTCTATACGAAAGGCTTGACCCTTAATAGCTTTGGCGGTTATCCATACACAGGGTTCTAGTTCCCCATGCCCCTTTTCTTGGTTGTACAGAAACTCCCTGCGAACAAAGCATTTAACTGGCGGTATGTTAGCTACTAAAAATGTCATTAAATCCCCCTTAAAGACTGTAGGTTAAGTTTACTTAATAATTAATTATATAGGTACTTTCCCTATAGGTTATATATGTTACATAAAGTCAGATAATGTAACTTTTATGTAACTTTTTGTATTCGGGTCGGTTTGTGAGGATTAAGGGCGTAATACTCCTATCCGAAGATAGGATGAATTATTCGAGTTCGGATGTTTCGGAAATCGGTTGTAAATAAATGATGGGTTCTTTTGCTTGTTCAGGTCTATGTATTACCAAGACTACCCAGTTTCCCCTGCCGTTAGGCAATAGGACAGTTCCATAATTTTTGCTCATTTATCCGCAAAATATGGGGCATTGCTGCCGTTTCGCTTCTGAAGTATTTACGGCCTTTACCGCATCATCACGCCTGTGTGCGGGCTAGACAGAAAGAGAAAACCCCTTTGGGTAGCTCTAAGTTGATACCGCTTTAGGAAGCACTCCACAGGCTTTCCAAAACGCTCAAAGCTACCCAAAAGGGTCTTAATGGAGTTCTACTAAACAGGTATCAATCTGCCCCGTCAGTATAACACTAATCAACGCAACTCAGGCCATATTAACTGGTAACTTTCAGGAAATAAGTCCTTACGGCTAACCAAGCCTTTAGATTCCTGTTCCAATAACGCCCCTAAATAGACCATTTTATCGGCTGGAATACCTGAGTTTTTCCACATAGATACCGCAGGTACGCTAATTTTGCAGATTTTGGCTATTTTGGTAGGCCCACCCAGTAACTCGATAATTTGGCTATCGGTAAACATTTTTTTCTTCATTAAGCAAGTTTAACAAAAATACAACGCCATATCAAATAGTTTGCACATTTATTTAATTTGGCTTAATATGGTGGTACAGCATAAGCTGTTTACTTTAAGGATAATTATGGATGACTTACAGGAATTACATAACGAGCAGTTACAAGACCAAGAACGCCTAGAAATAGCACTCGATAAGGCAGAGGATGGTGATATGTTGACATTGGCAGAACTTGACTTAATCAGGTTTCATTGTGGACTCCCTAACAAGCGTAGGGTTAATCCATTATTGACTGCTATTGTGGATGATTTTTCTAATATTTTTGGGGGAAAACAATGATTGTGACAGGCACAACTACAGAAAAGAAAGAGTTTAAGGTAGCCCCAGTAGGGTCGCACCTAGCTCGTTTATACCGAATTATTGACTTAGGTACACAAAAGTCTGAGTACATGGGTCAAGTCAAGATGCTACGCAAGGTCAAGTTCTTTTGGGAATTGCATGGGGATGACTTATTAATTGAGGGCAAACCCCTAATCCAAACACGCAACTACACGCTCTCGCTAGGCGATAAGGCTTCGTTACGGAAGGACTTGGAATCTTGGCGTGGCAAATCCTTTACAGAGGATGAGTTGCGTGGCTTTGACTTACGCAATTTATTAGATAAATGGTGCATGGTGACTGTTCAGCATAGAACCGCCAACAACGGCAATACCTACGCTGATGCAGTTGCAATAACACCAGTACCCGCCATTGTGCAAAAGGCAGGACTACCACAGGGCGTAAACCAATGCGTATTGTTTGACTTGCAGAAGTTTGACCAAGAAGTATTTGACAGCTTATCGCAAGGTCTAAAAGACCAAATTATGCAGTCAGCCGAGTACCGCAATACCTTTACTGATGTAAATAAGAAGTTGCAAGACGCAGCAATAGATGATGATGTTCCATTTTAGGGGGTAACTTTTAGGAGCGAGCTATGAACCACATGATTAAAGACTTTATTGACCAAAAATATACAGTCAAAACCTTTCAAGAACGGGGCTATGATGAAGAAGTACCCATCATCGGATTTGCCCAAGATGACTTGGAAGCTGTCATTAAGACTGTGGTTCAGGCTTGTGCTGATAGGGTTAAAAACTCCGATGATAGAATCGCTGTGCTACAGTTAATGTAATGTTTATTAGGGGGATGTATGTTAGTGAAAGAGAATACGAGTGAGAGTGGTCATTGGTACTTACCCAATGGCAGTCCAGCCTATCGGGTCATTGGCAAGAATGGCAAAGAAAGAAACACAACTGTCAAAGACGCAAGAGAACATGGCTTATTGCCCAGCGTCACCACAATTATTGGTTGTGCGTCAAAACCCGCATTGGATGTATGGAAACAACAACAAGCCATCCTCGCTGCACTTACATTACCTCGCTTAGAGGGTGAATCAGAAGAAGATTGGCTAAGTCGGGTTGTATCGGATTCTAAAGAAACCGCTAAATCGGCAGCAGAGCGTGGCACTCAGATACATGGGGTCATAGAAGCCTTCTACGAGGGTGTTTACATCCCTGAGCTACCAACCTATGTCCGAGCCGTAGAAACCGCTATAAACGAGCATTTTGGCTCACAGCTATGGGTTTCTGAGAAGTCCTTTGCTCGTGGTGGGTATGGCGGTAAATGCGACCTAATCGCTAAGAACTGCGTAATCGACTTTAAAACGACTGAGAAAGACTTAGACAAGCTCGACTATTACTTTGACCACCAAATGCAACTGGCGGCTTATAGACAAGGGTTTGAGATGCCTACGGCTAGGTGTGCGATTGTTTATGTCAATGCCCTACAAAATAAGGCTAAACTAGTCGAGATACCTGAAGATGACCTGCGAATCGGGTGGGATTGTTTTACGCATCTTTTGGCGTTTTATCGGGCAAAGAATAAACTATAATGATTACGGGGTGGCGGCAATCCCCCTGCCACAATCTCCTTCACACAGAGGGCCACCCCACCTTACAACGGGCGAAAGCTGATGCTGTACCGAAACCTTGAATTGCGGAGAAAGTAGTGCAATATCTGACAAAACAGCGAGTAGCCCACCTTTTATACTGTATATCCATACATTAGGGAAAGTCCCTAGTTGCACTATATGTTAAGTTTGCTTAATATGGAGTTATTAACACAGGGGGAATTATGAAAGACTTTTTATATGGTGTACTAGCAGGTCTATTAGCATTTGGCATACCTGCTATTGTTTATGTTTGGAAAACAGGGGGAATATCATGAAATACGCAATCGCACTATTAACCGCATTATTAGGGGCTTGTTCATCGTTTGAGCCACCTAACGCTAGTCTTGAAACCGATAAGACTGTTTTTCACATGACTCGTAGTCAGGTTATCTTGGGCATTAATGAGTGTGAGTCAGCCAACACAAGACCAGTAGTGATTGAGGCTAGACGCAAGATTAACGGGGTTACTACGACTGTACCCGTTGAGGTAACTTGCCATCCACGCTATAAAATCTTTTACTAGGGGCATATCGTGAACAAACAAGAAATGATTGATAAGCTACACCAAGCCTATCAGCTAGTCCAAGAAGTGCATACGGCTATTGAGCATATACCTGAAATGGCTA